TATCGCATCGTTCATCAGATATACACCATCCGCCATCCAGCCACCAACGAGCATTATACGCAACACGCCGAGAGAACACCGCGCTCATCGGCGGTTCCGTCATTGCGGTGTGTCGCAAAGGATACACTATCCGCGCCGTATACGGCGATTGACGCCGCCGCCAGCGCAGCGAAATCAGTCGTAGACTACAACCGCTTGATGCGCACAGAAGGACATCGCGCGGATGCGGATGATGCGTATTCGCAAGGAACGCACGAGAGAATGAAACGCCGCCTGGATGAAATGATGGGCACTACTGACGGTGGCAACGGCGCTGCGAAGGTGACCGAGTTCAATAAGTGGTTTAATGAAAAGTTCGAGCAATACCGCCTGAAAGACGACGAGGCCGAGACGGGGTATGACGCATGGTTCCGCGGGAATGACGGCGATGAAGCGGTCGAAAGTGACGCCGAGGATGATTCCGGGTCCTGGGCGGATAAAGTCACGCGTCTGAACCAGAAGAAGCAAGCTCTGCGGAATAAATATGCGCTTGTTGAGAGACAAGAACTGGAATACGCGGGTGGTGGTGGCGGAGGCGGATACGACCTCACGAGAGAAAGACCCCAAGAGTATTCTAGCGGGATATTCGGCAACCTGCGGTATGAAGACTTGAAGAAGGCGCACACAGAGACGGTCATCCCCGTCACAGAGGAGGATTATTATAAGACCCGTAGGTTTAATTCCATAAATGAACTACAGACATTTAGAGACCAATCCCGCAGGGACTTATATAAACAAACGAGCAAAGCCGAACAAGAACAGATATACGAGCAGACCCGGATGCGACAGGAAGAGGAAGATACGCGCCGGGCCTTCATTTTAGCCAAACAGGATGAAATCTCTCGGGATATCCATAAGAAGTTGTATTCTGATATGTTCCGACTGGAGAATTAAACCCTGTCGGAAAAATGATGATGTCCCATCAAATATCACACAATATAAAAAATTGAAAAATATTTACTTTATATGTAATGGAATACAGCGAGGGCAATCAACGACAACATGAAGAAATTTAATATCACAGAAGGGATTCGTCTTTCTAATGCCGAGACAGCAAAAAACCACATCGGCCGGGTATGTAAAGCCCACAACAAAGAAGGGGGGGTGGCAGATTTTGGTCGCATTCGTCACGTCACGCCCACCTCAATTGTCTACGAACGTTTGACGCAAAAAGAAGATGGCGAGTTCATCCCACACCCAGAAGCTGTCAATACTAAAACACACAACAATTTCAACCTCAAGCGCGACATCAAGCTTATTACAGTGACTCAAATGTAAGTTATAGTGATATTGAAGTATGTGTCGTTGTATAAAAAACAAAAGGGAAATAGAAGAGCTAACACTTTTTATATATTTTTATTCTGTCTTAAACATATACGATAACGTAAAATAATAATAACAATACAATTTAAGAAACATTAATATTCTATTATTACAAAAACGCCACACCAATGCTCGAAAACAAAGTCGTGAAAATGGCGATTGCCTACCTCCTTATTATGGTGGTTGGTTTCATTTATAATAAATATAAGAAAACAATTGATATTCAAGAGCAATATAACGACGGCGAGCTTATCCAGAAGTATCTCCTCAATGACAGCAGCCTCACGAAGAATAACAAACCAATCCTGTGGGTCCATATTGAGTTTGACAAGAACGCGCGGTCGTGGGAGAGTTTCGGCGCAAGAACGAGCGACAACCTGAACCAACCGTATCAATACCTCACCATCCGGAATATTATTGAACACTGTGGCGAGAGCTTCAATGTCTGCCTCATCGACGACGACGCGTTTATCAAAATAATCCCGGAATGGCGCACCAAGGTAGAGGACCTCCCGCGCCCCCTTCGCGGACATATGCGCGACCTCGCACTCGCAACCGTGCTCCATATCTACGGCGGATTTCTTATCCCAAGCGCATTTATATGCTTCCACGACTTACGGTCACTATATGACGCACACCTTGAAAAGGCCAATGTCGTAATAGGTGAACTGCGCACGGTATCATCTCTCGCGGCCGAAAAACAATACTCGCCGTCTACGAAGATAATGGGCTGCCGTAAGTTTGACCCCGTTATGAAGGAATATATGGAACGCCTTATGGCGATGAATCATCACGACCAGACACAAGATATGGACTTTACGGGGGAGACGACACGATGGTGGATGTCAAAACAGGCGGCCACCCCGACGGCGGTAAGCGTCATCCCGGCTGAAGAACTAGGTGTAAAAACGACGACGAACAAACCAGTCCTGATTGAAGAATTATTGGCGGACCAGGATGTCCCACTGTCGCCCACCGCGGCAGGAATCTATATCCCGGAACAGGATATACTTAAACGCAGCAAGTTCCAGTGGTTCGCACGCCTCTCGCCGAAACAGGTGCTGGAGTCGCATACACTAATAGGGAAGTATCTGCTATTGAAAACGACTGGGTGTGCGCCTGGGGGTGCGCCTGGGGGTGTGCCTGGGGTTGCGCCCCCAAACGACGCAGGACGATAACCTGCGCGCAGACCCGTCAAATAATGTAAACAATCGATTGCTTACATTATTGCTTACATTATTACCACAATCCGTATACAATTCCGCCCGGGTCTAGCCCAAGTTATCGCCCCGCGTCGTTTGGGGGCGCAACCCCACTAGGTTATTCGTGAACAACGCCAATTCAATATCGTGCTCGTGTATGTTATGGAATATTGTGATATATTTACAAATAAGTGACGTAATACGATACTTCATAACTTCATCAAAGAGCGGCGTCAGTTTCACAAACAAGAAATAATTATCCAATATGTCAAGAACCGAATACCCCTCGTCATTTAATTGAAATAGTATAGCATTCGCCGCACGAAGCCCCCCGCCATCCGTATCGCACCGCAATACTTCTCGTGTATATTCTTCAAACCGGTGAAAACTGATATTCGTACATATCTTATTCGCGATATCATACGTAATCTCTCGTCCAATGAGTTTGATTTTCTCCAAATAATTAATCAATGTCCGCACAGACCCGTTCGATATTTGAAGCAGAAACTCCTCCGCGTCCTTCATTATCGCGAGATGTTCGTTATCCTTGATTTTCCACATAATTTTATTTAGGCATCCCTGGTCCAACTGGTTTATTTTGATGATAATATTCCGTGTTTGAAACGTGTCCACTACCTTCTGGATATTGGTACACGATGAAATGAAATGGACGTTGTGGCTGTATTTATCAATACAATTACGGAAGACTTGTTGTCCCTGTTCGTTGATTAAATCAATGTCGTCTAGAAGCACGATTTTCTTCCGATTCGGAATCATCGTCATTGTCTGACAAAACACCTTGACGTCATTGCGGTAATACTGAATCCCCTGTTCTTTCAAACTATTCAATACCATAATATTCTCTTGTATTACCGCGCTAGTCGACTTTTTATAATATTCCCGAATCGTCGCATTAATAATGGACGTTTTCCCCGACCCAGAGTCGCCATAGAACATAATATTGAGATTATCCATTTCAATCAAGCTGCGAATAATGGTGATGGTGTTTTCATCCAATTGTTCGAAATCGTGAATTTTAAGTGGCTGATATTTTGCGATAAATGGAATATCGGGGGAAGTATTCATTATTACTAATACTAGTGCGTCCGAATAAAGTATATAAAATAATTGGTTTAAATAACAATAATAATCGCGCGCGCATAAACAATCGTCAACCACAGTATGTTCTTCAACTTTCCATTCCACGGCGCAGGCGCAGGCCCCGGACCGAATATCTTCTTCGAAACCGGCGGCGGCGAAGACGATTACCCCTTTATGAATACAAACGACATTGATAAAGATAAGGACTATTACAAAATCCTCGGAGTGGATGAGAAATCCAGCGATGACGAAATCAAGAAGGCGTATCGCCGTATGTCGATGCTTCACCATCCCGACAAAAATGGCAATACCGACGAAAGCAAACAAATGTTCCAGGAGTTGAATAATGCGTATGCTGCTCTTTCTGACGCCAATAAACGGCGAACCTATGATATGATGCGCAAAGGCGGTGGCGGTGGCGGCGGCGGATTCCACCATTTCGGCGGCGGTGGCGGCGTCCCACCAGGCTTCCCACCAGGAATCCCCGAAGAGTTACTTCATATGTTATTCGGCGCGGGGGGAATACACAACGTCCACGGACACGGCCCAGGCCCGAGAGTCGTTTTTCAGTCATTTAATGGGCGCCCGCAGCACCAGCCACAACAGCAACAACAGCACCAGCCACACGTCCGCGTCTACCAGGTCCCCGAGACCATCATCAAAACAGTATCACTGACTCTCGAACAATGCTTCAACGGGTGTTCGATTCCACTGGAAATAGACCGCCAGGTTCCAGACAACGACATCATCAAGATTGAACGCGAGACCATTCACGCGCAAATCCCGAAGGGTATATTGGGAGGGGACACCATTATCTTAACAGAATGCGGGCATATGAATGAAGCGGGAATGAAAGGCGATGTCCGCATTGTCATCAATGTGCTTCAACATCAGGTATTCAAGGTGGAAAACATCGACCTCACTATTGAAAAGACGGTGTCTCTTAAGTCGGCGCTTTGCGGATTCGATTTTGAAATAACTCATCTAAATGGCCGGATTTTCAAACTCGCAAATAAACCCGGGAGCATCATTAAACCGGGTAGTATTAAAACAATACCTGGTTTGGGTTTGGAAAAGAACGGCGAAACTGGCGTCCTTAAAATCAAATTCAATGTAGAGTTTCCAGATACACTTACGACAGAGCAAATCGCGGCGCTTCATAATGGACTGTGAAGCGAAGCGAAACCGAAGCGAAGCGAAACCGAAGCGAACCCGAAGCCTAAATCTCAATATAATCCACCGTTGAATAATCCGAATACAATGTATACGGATAAACGGACACTCCGGTTTTACGCCCAACGAGACGAATGCGGATTCCATAGGTCAACACGGTCGATTTACACACGACAATGAATCGCTGTTCTGTCCCCGGGACTGCCGACGAAGTCTCTATTTTACCACCCACCAATATTGACGTGTTATCGACAATATTTGCGATTCCATTACTCGCATCAAATACATTATACCAGACGGCGCCGAAACTACCGACGGGTGTATAGGATATTTCACACTCATATTTATCCGCATTCCCGTTATAACTCGGAAGAACAAAGAGAACTGTAAGCCCATTCAATGGGCCACTCGCGGTACTTGTGCGGTCCGCAAAACGCAACACTGGCGTACTCGGTTTATACGGATAGATTGACGGATATACTGTATTTTCCGAACTTTCAGGGACCGCGATATTGTTAATGACAGACATATGTGTCCACTCCGAAAACGCACGCTGCGCGTTATATTCATTGATAATCATCAAACGCACACGAAACTGATAATTATTCTCATTGACAAGTCCAGAGACCGTATACACGGTTTCATACCCGGCGACACCCCCATTTTCGCGTGTAGGAATAACGTTTTCTGAAGCATCCACGACCCACGGCGCTGTCGGCAAGACGGATATATTACGACGCTCAACTGTGTAATAACGATAACGATAATAGCTGGATGTTATATCAGTGATGTAATAGTTCGGGTCATTGTTTATGTTTGGCAGCGACCATTTCAAACTCACCGAACCATTATTCCCTTGCGCCGCAAACGTCAATGGCGATAGCGGGGTTCTAATCGGTATAATGAATGTGTCGTCCGGGAACATATTTCGTGACGGCGCAACGAGTGAAATCGGCTTATTGTTTACTTCGACAATTTGGACGGGGGATACAGTTATAGTATACCCGCGCCCAGATTTCAAATACAACTGGGCGTTCCCCGACGCGATATCCGCCGGAAGATCGGAGGGGATGGTATACGAAACAACGCCAAGCACCGGTGTTAAATTCTTCGCCAAAATAGAACTCGACACTCCATCAATTGTTTTCAATGTATATTCTGGTGGAAAATTCGAATTTTGATATGTTCGCGGTATTTGGATATTGATATAATAATCGGATGGCGGGGAATATTTCCATTGAAGACGCACCTTTCCACCCAGACTGGTAGATATGAGCGAATAACTCATATCCGTAATGGGGTCCGAATTCGTTATTCCGGTACTCAGTTCTAGTATATTATTATTAGAAGGGTCCGGAAAATAGTCGTTGATATTAAACGGCGTAATCGTGAAACGGTATTTTTGACCGTTTACAATCGGCGAATTTACATTGCTCTGTAATTTCAACGTAAAACGCGTATTGATTGCGGCACCTGTCCGAACAGGGGCGACACCATTAATAACAATCGGCCCAGAATACAATATGAATTTGTTTGCGCTGGCCGAAATATAGGTGATTTGGTATACAATTCGTAGCTTATAACGCCGGGAATTATTAGACGCGTCAATCGACGGAAGTGTCGGAATATATATTTTGGGAATGGATAACACCGAACTGTCCGAGATGATATTTCCGTTGGTATAGTCAATATATTTGTATGCGCCAGTTACCGAGTCCAGGTCTAGTTTCGGTCGCGTCACCGTATATGTTACCCCCGTCGTCGCATCGCCAGGAATATAAAAAATATTACTGATATCCTGTGTGACACTACCATCACCAGTTACGGCTTTTAAATGCCCGGTGACCGACATACGAAATGATACGGTTGTCGTGTCATTTAACCATTGAGCGCCGGTTGGGTCATCAAAATAATACCACTTCAACTGTATATTCGAAATATCAAAGACATTTTGTGTTATTTCCGCACTAATAAAAGTGAACGACTGTGACTCATAGGATAATCGCACATTTCGGTTTGGAATCACAGACGGACTCAAATTATAATCACTATCGTCAATCGTAATCGGCGTAGGCGGAATGATGTACTTCGTCAACAATGAACGCAATTTGGACAACTCGGTCTGTTGTGAAGTAGTCAGAGACGCGAATTTTTTGTATCCCGCATATACGCTACGAAAATCGTCGAAAGGGTAGGACGGGCGTTTATTCTGTAACGGCTCATCCGTATCTATTTTATATCGCCGTTTGTTTGAATATTTTTTAACAATGGCGCCACCAACCCCAGCCGTTTCAGTAACCTCTTCGTAGTCAATAACGTAGTTCAAGATTGGCGAACCGGCGTCATCTTTCGGTATTTTCCACGTAAGATAGACCAATCTGTCGCCAACAATCGGATTACCTACAAATTCAATAGGTGCTTTAGCGGGCTTGGCGAACGGAATACCTGGTAACACTGTTGAAAACGCGGAATACCCGAGTTCATTCACACTTGCTAGGCGAAAATAATACTTGTATCCGTTGATAAGTGGACCGGATACTCCAACAGGAATACCCGTCTGTTGTGTAAATGCCGCAGCAAGTGCGGTAGATTTATATGTATAATTACTGATGAGACGACTATATATGTTACTAGTAATATCACCTATTATACCAACAGAAACGGGATTAATTATCTCTTGAAACGAATTGAATGTTATTGTATTATGCGAAATATCGGGCGTATAGTCCAAAATATTCAGCCACCTCCCGGAAATATCAATATCCATTTGAATGACGAAATACTGGATTTCATACCCACTAAACGCCGGTTTAACCCATAAAGCATTAACCTGATTTGACGTGCTTTCGGATTCAATCGTCAATGTATCTTTGCCGTCAATATTCACGGTATTCGCAATCGTGTTTGGAACCGACCCACAACGTCGCGTGAATAACTCGGAAAAAGAGGTTGTGCCAACAATATTATTTGACGCGATTTTATATGAATAAAACACCCCATTTGTCAAATTGTAAAACCGAAAAAAGGGGGGTATATTTGTATAAGGGTCGCCGATACTGTATAGCGTATTCGTCATACTTGTCAGGTTGTTGGATGAAGCGAGTGATGGGTCTGGGCCGGCGAATCGGTATTCTTGACGAGGTGTCATTGTCTGCGTCAACATTTTCACCCGAAATGCGTCGGCTGCCGCAGTCAAACCCGATGTAATCGAGCGGAAATACGCATTATAGCTCGGGTCGGTAATTGTGAGTTGGAATAGAAAAACGAATTGTGTGTGTGATGTGTCCTGTGCTTCTGAAAACGCGGGAAACCCAGACGCACCGGATATATCAAATGTCCGGGTGGCCGCCGCCGCCGACGCCGACGCCGACGATAATTGCGAATAGGTCGCGACGTCATTTAACGAAACGTCGAAAAGCTGGCGTGTATTATATCGCGCGTCGCCGACGTTTGTCAAAAAACCGGAAACATCGCTCGTGTTATACTCTTCCACGGTGATTGCGGCCAAGTTTCGCGCATAAGGGCGTGAATATCCGCGAATCCTGAGTATATATGGAATACTCAAGTTTGTAATGAGCCCCCCGCTCACTGGCAAATACGATATATCCGTCTCTAGTCGGGTAAGATTCGCCGCGTAGTTCAACGAAAACGTTAACGTGGCCTCATTGAAATCTGTAAGCGACCGCGTCATTTTCGGCATATGATACAAGATTCCTCCGGCCGCGAGGGGTCCAGACGCATTCACAGTTGATACACCGAATCCCGCCCCGACCGTCGAACTCCCCAACCCAAGCCCTAGTGTTGTAAAATCTCTCGTGATTGGAAACCGGAAAGGCGCGATACGCACACTCTTCACAATAATACTATATTCTCGTAATGAATCTGGCGCATCGGCAGGTGAATACGATACACTCGATAATTGTACGCTGCCAGATACAATATCAGTAGGTTTCAGGTATTTCAATGCTCTGCCCGCGGTCGAATCAAATGCGATATTAAAAATGTCGGTCATCGTTTTGCCATTATTTTGCGGTCGAGGGCCGAGACAATTTGTAGCGGAGTCGTAGATACGCTTGTTACTCAATATAAAATTAACACGCCCATCGCCAATGACGGCGCTTGATTCCTTCCACAACGATAATGTCATCGTGGTAGTGGCAACCGATTTCGGTTTAAGTTCCGCAATAGGCCGGTCATTATGGTATTCCCAGTTGATTTCGATTTCGCCATAATAACCAAGGTCGATGTAATTTTTATTCGTAAATAGAAGTGAGGTATTGATATTAAATTGTGTGGTTGAATTTACGTCAATACCGGTTGGGCTACCCCCTGCTGCGAGGATTTGCGCGGAATACGGCGTTGGTAAAGCGTAAGAATAATAAGACGCGTTTGTTGGAGTAACAGTAGTAACCATCGTAGATACGGCCGGCGCGGGGACGACCTGGGTCGCGCGTTCTTCCACGTAAAAGAAATAATTCTTAATCGTTGCGCCATTTTGGATGGGTATATTCCACGATAAATCAATCTGATTCTGGACTCCGACACGAACGATACTCGTGAGTATATCGAATTCCGCAATAATGCTCCCACTCGTATAGTTTGTCGCCGGAAACTGTATTGCTTCAATTCGCGCGCGTCCAACGCGTAATATTGTCGCAATAAGGCCCGACACAGATACGACCTCGGTCGTTAGACTTCGAAATGTAAATAGACCTGGACTATTGGATGTTGGTGCGAACAATCCAAAGGATATGTCCTCATACTGTTTGGGCGCAATCGTGAAACCGGATAGGGTGGGTGTGGCGATATTAACCGTGAAATTCGCCGAGATATCAGCGAATGAATATCCGGGTGTGGCGGCCTGTCTCGCCCTTATCACAGTTTGTCCGGCGCTAATAATGGTTACGGTTTGCCCCGATATATCTGCTACCGCCGTATTACTGGATGTAAATGTAAAAGTAGCGGCCGAATCGGTGTTTGTTGACACGGGAATCGTTAAAACAAATGGCGCGGACCCGAATGCGCGCGGAGCGACATTGAAATTTGTAAGTATAGGTGTGATGGTTGTCATCTATACATACTAAAAATATTGTAATACGCTCGCCCGCTACGCCCCCACCGTCGTCCGCACTTCCGGTGTCACGCCAGGAATTGTCCGCGGGCGCACAACGCGTGGTATTGAACGCCCCTCATAAATATCCGTAAATACCAAATCCTCGTGTAAATCTACTCTATCGGTTACATTCGTATAACCTACCGAATTTTCAGCATAAATCGTCATTTCGTAACTATTATTGCTGGTATCTACACGTGATGGAACATTATTGTTCAACCCGGTGACAGATACTATAAACGACACAGCACTAGTGCCGTCGTTAAATGCGACGCTATTCGCATATTCGAATGTATGTCGTGAATACGCTGACCCCGACAAAGCAATTCGATAATCCACGAGATAGCGTATAATCCCTTCTGTATTACGGACATCCGTGCTGGTCCATTTTATTGTGATGGACCCATCTCCGTTGATATATTCCACATTTGCCATTCGCACGGGAACCTTACCGATAATCACCGGCCGAGGTAAATACGGGCTATTCTCTCCGATAACATTTAACAATCCAACCAATTTACGCCGCAGACGGTCCTGGGTAACTGCGGCTACTCGAAATACATATGGCCGATTATTAATAAGGTTGCGAATGGTAAACGACAAATTCGTTGAGTTTGTAAACAACTTGACTTCCGTTGTTGTGAGACTCGCCCATAGCCGGTCATCTACTAAAATCGAATTCATATCTTGGATGGTCGTCGAAACCGTGTTGGTGTCGGAAAACATGCCGACGATATTATTGGGCGGAATCGCGGGAATCGAGAAAATATCATACACTCGATATTCGATATAATATTGGATGATGGGTGTATCTTCGTCAGGTTCATTGGGTTCATTCCAAGAAAGGTTTATCTCTCCGCTATCAACGGCGGAAATAACCCCCCAGACGATATCAGACTGACGTGTCGGAACCGCAGTGACGCTTGTAAAAAGGGTAGAAAGCCCAAACCCATTTCGTGAAAATATTCGATAATAATATTCAACACCATTGAACCTGATATCAAACCGGTCTTCGTAAAAAGGGCCCGCGACATTTTCAAATATGGCATTCGGAGTGGGCGAAATCGTGAAAATCCCGCCGTCCCGTGATACAGTGTATCTCTCGATTCGATAATCTAAAATTGGCAGACCGCCCGTTTCATCTAAACTAGGGGATTTACCTGATTCAGCCCAATTGAAATAGAGGCGGACAAGACGGTCGTCGGTTGATGCGCGGAATATAGGCGGCGGTGGAGGAAACTTTCCTGGCACTCCAGATATCAATGCGAGGTTTGTGTCGGTGACTTGCGTGTATTCGCTCGTATCGCCCGAAGCGTCCACCACGCAATACCGGACATAATATCGTCGTCCATTGACGACGTTGCGACTGATATCAATGGAGTATTCAAAACCCGCACCCCCTGCGTCGTATGCGCGGGTATATTCCGGAAATTTCGCGGTATTTGGCGCGCCGCCCACCGTCGGCGGATAATACCAGTAATCTTTATCATCGGTATACTGAATACGATAGGACCATCCCGCGTATGAGCCCGCGCCGGTTCCCGTGGCGCCGACGTATTGCTTCCATCGAAACCGAATGGATGAATCGCTTACATCAACGGCGACAGCATCCGCATTCGCCGGAATACTATATGATGGTGCGGTGAAACGAGGAATCGCGGGTGGGCCGAGTGAGTCCGCAATGGAATATAACTGAACGACAAACGATATATCGGGTGCGGCAGAAATACCGTATATATTGGTTGTGAATACTTGAAAACGATACTCTCCACTTGTAAACCCACTGCCGCCGGTAGTAGGTATCACGATTTCCTTCCGTATATAATTCCCCTTAACACCGGTTGTTTTGATGGCGGTATTACCGGAAGCGTCTTTCATAATCTGGGTATTTTGGACGCTGTCAGTAACGACGTATGAAATATCCACTCCGCCTCCGGCGGTTATACGCGCGTATTTTATCGTAAACACAAGCGGCGATGCGCCATTTTGGATAAGAGGCGGCGTGAATTCTAATCCGACTTTTTGAGGGTCCGAAACCGTAATACCAGTCCCCGCAGTCGTAGAATGATACGCACGACGCACGAGTTGGACCGGTGACGGAGGTGCGCCGGGTGCTACAGTTACGGTCGGCGAGTGCGGGCTTTCGCCGAAACGGTTCTTTGCGACAACCCAAAAATCGTATAAACTGCCATTGGAAAGACCGGTGACAATAAGGGTAGGGAAAAAGGTCGACAATTCGGCGATGGTTTGGGTGAGAGGCGCACCCGACAATTTATAACGAACCAGATAGGAATCAACGAGGATATTTTCGGTATTCGGTGGGGGGGACCATTCAAGACGGACGGAACTGTTTAATGGGGTAAATATAACTCCGGTAATACGCCCAGGCGCACCTAATGTGGTGTATAAGGGGGTACAGTCGCTTAAATAGATGATGGATGACATTGGATGTGATGCTCTTTAAGTTCTTTTCGCGCGGCCGTGAAAATATGTATTCTCTTTAAGTAGCGATTCCGCTGCCTTTATATAGTTCCGGTATTCTTATAATATTAAACCGATTATAAGAATTACATCGCTCCGCCCATAGCACCGCGTCGTTTGGGGGCGCAACCCCAGTTAATTAATCCTCCTTGTGCTAATATCCGCTGAAACAATATAGATCGAGTTCGCGGTGACAATGATGTACTCGGTATCCACCTTGAAAATCTTCGCGATAGGACTGGTGTATTCATCCTCGCTCTTGACAAGAAGCTTCTCGTTGTTAGACCGAACGCCGATGAGGCACGATTTATCCAATGAACTGGTCCAATAATCCAAAACAATGGGTTTGTCCTCTAAAATAGCCACCTTGGTGGCGTGCTGAAAGCACGCGTAGGTTGGAATGCGACTAATCTGTTGCTGTGATTGTCCATCACTTACAGTCGCATTTGCGACCACGGCAGTGGAACCACCTCCATTTTGAGCGGATGACATAATATCAAAAAAAGTATCTTATATAGACTACTCAATTTTTAAATCTTTATATTCTTTACGAACGAACACAAACGCCTAAATCATTCATTCATCCATTTCTTCATTGTACATCCGAATATCTGTTATAACCATCTTCTTTTTCCTACTATTCCTAATTCCGCCCGTGCCGTCTTCCGCAGCTGAAGGAATCAGCCCCATTTGTATAACGGAATATTCGTTCTCCAATATCAAGCAAATATACCGATAAATCACGTTGAGTATTTCTTCATTACATTTCCCTACAATCAAAATGCTGCCGGTTCTAAATATCATAAACGATACTTCGTAATATGGCATATCCATCGAGACTGGCTGTTGCCCGTTTTGTTCACCGTGGCTCTTGCCAGGAATATAGTAAAACTTGCTCTGGATACCTGGGTACGAGCACGAATCGTAATTACAATTCATCCTGTATTTGTATTTGAGAAGGTTGAATAGCTTGTCACGGTCGATATAATATCCGCAATTGAAGTTGGAGTTGATGAGCGCGGTTTCGCATCGGTTTCTCAAGTAATCCAAGTCGTCGCCTAACAATGGTCGTAATACCGCGACGAGAAGCTGTAAGACCTGAACGAGTGTCCGGTCTTCCTGAATCCCCGGAATCTCCAGTTTTCCGGTATTAAACACCTTGACGTGCATTTCCTTGTATAAGATGTCGTCTTCGGGTGCGCGTTCTTCCGGCGGCGCGATTCCCGCGTTGATACGCAGGATAAGGACGAAACAGTTGAAGAATGCGCGTTTTTTCTTATGATTTCCGCCGTTGAGGTCTTTCTTACATTGCCCGATACTCACCTTCCGCTGGTCCTTGTACGGAATACGCCCCGTTGGATTATCGATATGTTCTATAACGAATTCTTCATAATAACGCGGCTGTTGCTCGAGTTTCTCCTTGATGGACGCAACCGCGGCGGGGTCGGTGGTCTGGAATTTGATTTGTTTTTTGATAACGCATTCGCGTCTTTTATAATAATGATGGACAGGGATTTTCCAAAATATATCATAGATATTCACGGGTCGGGACAAATACGCAATCTTCGTCTTGGTGGAAATATAAATCGGTGTGAAACGTGACCGTATATCATCAGTAGCGGCGGCGGCCGCGGCGGGAGCAGCGGCGGTAGCATCAGTGGCGGCGGCGGCGGCAGCGGCGATGGCGTCGTCATCATCTATAAACGTATATGTTCTTCGTTGTGTCTTTTTTGAAATACACGATTTTCGATGTTTTACACCGGGACCATCGGAAACAGCCGCATTTTTATGTGTACGTGGTGTCATCATCGCCGCGTTATTGTGTGTATCCGCATCATCACTGTCATCACCGTCGCCACTATCATTCTCCGCATCCACGGTATCGCAGTTTTGATGCCTCGTTATACGAGACATAAATTTCATCCATTCGGCGTCTATTTCCGGTTCGGGCGCAGCAGCATTTATTTTCGACATTTGCGTTCTATAGGATTGGCATAAAAAGATACAATTCATTTCAATTTATACAGGATATTGCGAGTATCAAATACTTTGCTGTTTCTTGATTTTGATTATCCGTTTTTTCGGCGCGGCGGGCGCGGCGGGCGCGGTCCAATACGCGCGAAATTTCAATATAAAATAATGGATAATATACTCATTACGAATGTGGTTGAGGTGAATAATATGCTCTATACTATTCAATAATTCCGCCGTAACCATCTCCGATGAACGATAACGCACAATATAATAGAGGAACTGTTTAATAATGGTGCGCGGGTCAATATAATACCGCGCGCCAATCTCTCGAAAGTATAATGTAATCGCTGGAATATCGCACGCCGGGTCGCGGAACAAATCCACCATTTTGTCCCAGACCGCGTTTGTAATCACGTGTAGCTCTTGAAGATTATCCTGGTTGGTCTGGATATAATTAATCATACTCCGAATATCCGAGTGAAACTGGCGCTGAATCGCCACCAAATTCGTGTCCGATAAGTTGAGGCCCTCATTGTCGCGGATTTTACGCAGGAAGGCCAATATATCCGATTCGGGCAATTGATTGAAACGCATCCGCACAAATTCGGTTTGAAGCGACTCGTCAATCCGCGATACATAATTACATATCAAGCAGAATCGGACGTTATTATCGGTATAACTCGTGAGAAGATAACGCAGCGCAATCTGTGCGTTGGTTGTCATATAATCCACCTCATCTAAAATAACGAACTTTATTCCATTGCCGAACATTGATTTCGTGCTTACAAAACTGTTGATTTGATTCCTGATAATGTCTATTCCGCGCTCATCCGATGCGTTCAAATGAATCATAAGTCCGCGGTTTCGCATATTCAGTTTGGACTGGTAGGCGTTGACGAGATTAATAATGGTGGTGGTTTTTCCCGTGCCGGGGGGGCCGTAAAATAAGAGATTCGGGAAATAGTTCGTTTCTAGAATATTGGATAAAATAGTGCGATTCATCGGGTCCAATACAATTTCATCAAAGCACGAAGGCCGATACTTTTCTACCCACGGCATTGCGTCATTTGTCGTCGTCATTATTGTCAGTGTAGTGTAGTGTACTATGATAAATAATACAATCGTCGGATATATACCTAGAATGAATTATATTTATGTCAATATGGAATGGAATGAAATGAAATGGAATGGAATGAAATGAAATGAAATGGAATGGAATGCGCGAACGGTAGTGTCGCGGAATGGAATTCTATTCCCGAAAGAATTGAATGCGATTTTTTGCGTAATTATGAAGATAAACAAGTATCAACATAATAATAGAAGCCCAATGACTACCACTACTCACGGTTATCTTGAACTGATTCTCGGTTCTATGTTTTCGGGAAAAACGTCCTACTTGTTGGATGTATACAAGAAGTGCGTCTTCTGTAATATTCCCGTCGCGGTCATCAACTACACCGCCGACAACCGTTATACGACCGAACCAATGCTTTCCACACACGACAAACAGATGATTCCGTGTATTTTAGCGAACACAATCCAAGACGCAATTCAGAATAATTTAGAGTCAATTCGCAGCGCAGAAACAATTCTCATCAATGAAGGTCAGTTCTTCCCGGATATTGAAGACCAGGTCAAACAACTCGTAGAGCATTCAAACAAGCGCGTTTATATTTGCGGATTGGACGGCGATTTCAACCGGAAACCTATCGGGAACTTGCTACAGCTCGTACCGTTTAGCGACCATATTACCAAACTGAAATCCCTTTGTAGTTTATGTCGTGACGGAACCCCAGGCGTGTTCAGTTTTCGTATCACAAATGAAACAGACCAGGTCATCATCGGTTCGTCGAATTACATTCCATTGTGTCGCGAATGTTATCAAGAGGAGACGAGGAAGAAGGGTGGCGGCGCTACACACGCGTAATATAATACTATGCGATGCTCTTTAAGTCCTTTTCCCATCATAATACGGCGCGGCAAAAGGGTATAAACATAAAAATAGAATAAGCGATATACTCGCTGTCACGATGCCTACATTTTCTTTTCCGTCCGCGCCCGCCGCTGCCGCTGCGCCCGCTGCCGCCGCTGTCGATACTACAGAGACATTGCCTACTAAAAAGCCCCGAGACCGTAAAAAAAAGCCCGCGCCCGCACCCGCGCCCGCACCCGCGCCCGCACCCGCGCCCGAGCCCGAGAAGGAGCTACCAGCGGAGGAACCGGTGGAAGAGGAGGAAGAGGAGGAACAGGAGGAACCGGATGAAGTAGAAGAGACATACGAACCCACGTTTCCAGATATGGTTATTATAAAGCAAACCGACCACAATTATATTGTAAAGCATAATCACTATCCGATTACATCATCGTCTCAAAGTTATACCCCGGCTACAGACCTTGTATCGCCGAACCAAATCCATAAAGGGCAAATCAATAAAAAACGTGGTCGCAAACCGAAGGCCGGATTTATACTGAATTCAAATTCTGGGTTATATGACACAACTGAAGTCCCTAATATTATTTTACATTTGAAGTGTCATTTGTCAGACCTGAAAACAAACGAATCCATCTCAAACTATGAATATACTCCGGCAATTGGTGAGGTAGAATCGTATACACTAACAACGTCAAATTATCTTCAATCGAGTGATATATGTCAACCAAAGAATAGGATTGACTCTGATGATGACGACGACGACGCCGCCGACGCCGCCGCCGACGCCGCCGACGACGATTGCGTAAATGACAATCTTAATAATATGTATGCGGGTGGCAGAGTAGATAGCGGCGCGGCAAATGTCACCGTCATCGGCGCCATAGTAGACACCGCCGGCACAGTAGACGCATGCGGCACCGGCACCGGCACCCGCGACATCGGGCGTGTAAAACCCAAGTCGTCGACGTCTGCGTCCGCCACAAACACTGCTATGAAAAGAGTTGCCGTAAACGATTCCGCAATCCAAGTTCTCAACGAGCGAGCCCAGAAGGAAATTATGAAGAAGATAAATCGTTTGAAGTATTCGTTTCATAATGGCGAGACCATCCAAACGAAAATCAACGACAAATCCGCGTGTTTCTGGGATACGTGTGAATTTGACGGACCGATTTATTATATACCCATTATGATTGTAAATGGAGTTTTCCACGTAAACGGTTGTTATTGTTCGCCGGAATGCGCGGTTGCTGCCTTGTTAAAAGAACCGCTTGATACATCGAGTAAATTCGAACGGTTACACCTGCTTCATTTATTATATGGAACACCTAGCGGGAAAGGGTTCAAACCCGCGCCAAACCCGAACTATTTACTGGATAAATATTACGGAAATTTGACGATTCAAGAATATCGCGCATTACTGAAAGGACCGCAGATGATTCATATCGTGAATAAACCCCTGACGCATATCCTGCCGGAATTGTATGAGGATAATAATGATTTTTTGGTGAATAGCAAGGTGATTCCGACCAATAGCCTGAAAATGAAAAAGAGGTATAAGACGATGGTGGTCCAAGGGGGGGCGGAGTGAAATGGAATGGAATGAAATCGAATGGAGCCGGAATGGAATGGAATGGAATGGAATGGATCCGGATAATATTTTATACGTATAACATAATATACGTATAATACAATGTCAACGGAAGAAGAATCCTCGATTGTCCTCTATGTCAAAAAAACCAAAAACGCGACCTATCCTACGAAATATGGAGTGAAATTTCAATGCGTTGAACTGATACGCCGATTCTTTTCCATCCATAAAGGCATCACATTCCCGGATGTTGTAGATGCGACCGACTTCTTCAAACGTATCACCGAATTTACAACGATAAAGGGCGCGGAAACGTCTGTGGAATTAGAAACATTTGCGTATCCCTATTCGCACCAGGCGTCCTATTATTTGCGCCCCGGGAGCATTTTATTCTGGAAATATAGAAAACCGGATTACATCTACGGTCACGTCGCTTTTATTTGGAAAAATGTGCCAGAGAGGAATGAAACCTATGTCGTTCAACAAAATCTGAACCCGCCTATCAAGATATATAAAACCGATATACTGTTTTCAAAAATGAACTCTCCTGGAAGTAAGTTTGCGGGTGTGAAAATACTCCCGAAACAGTACCTGACGGGTATTCAGAATTTAGAATGCGCGGTCCATCGGTTATAATTTAGAATCCGGTGCGCCTGCGGCCGCTCTCTTTTTCTCAAGAACCTCATTGTATATCCTCTCCATTTCCTTACGCCGATAATACATTTCCGACGATTTATCCATAAAATTCCGGATTTCTGAAAACCGAAGTTGGTTCGTGGACGACGCCGCTGTCGCTGTCGCCGCGTTGCTCACGGCGCAGTCTTTAACCTCGGAGTCACCGCCGCGCATATAGTCGCGAATTACACGTTTCAGGTCATAATTGGTGCGTTCTAATTCCGTGACGACACGTTCGTGTGACATATCGGTTTGTGACATAATAATCTTTACCATCGTATCTAATACGGCGGGGGAGGGCGCGGGCGCATATACGGTAGGCACAGACGTGGACATTCTCAATACACTAATACAACCGCGCAACTTTATATACCTTTCGAGAAAGGTATTATTCCTTTCGAGAAAGGTATTATTCCTTTCATTGAACCCCGTGAAAATTAGAATTTGAACCCTGTGAAAATTGAAATAAATACATTACAATATAAAGAATACAGCACATTCTACACATAATGTCTGGAACTTCATCATCACCGTCGTCGTCGTCATCGTCATCCTCGTCCAAAATGACGATTGATATCCGCCCGATGATTGAGGATGTATCCCAAGTGATGACAAAACATATTACAAATATACTGTCCGGAGTTATTGGAGAGTACAATATTTATAAAGAGACGCACGACACGATAATGGGGTTGCCGTGTGTTCGCAAACTACAAGAACGCATCGCGGAATTAGAGGATGGAACGTGTTCCTCCACCACACAGCGCGATACCGGTACAAATTCGCGTGAAGATGAAATATCGCAATTACAGGGCGCGATTGTGGACTTGAACCGGTATATTCACGCGCTTGAATCGAAGGTCGATATGAAATCGGTTTCACGTGACATTACAGACGAAGAATCCGTGAAACTTGAAATCCACGAAGAAGAAGATGACGAAAATGAATCAGACGAAGACGCGGTGGATGTGTGTGTTGTTTCTTCCACACACAAGAATGTAATCATAACCGCTGCCGCTGTCGCCGCTGCCATTTCGCTTCCTGTCGACGAGGACGCGGATGCCGAAGGCGATGAAGCCGACGCCGAAGACGAGGAAGACGAAGCCGAAGAAGCGGAGGCGGATGCCGAAGCCGAGGAGGCCGAAGGCGAGGAAGCGGAGGCCGAAGCCGAAGACGAGGAGGCGGCGGATGCCGAAGACGAGGACGAGGAGGCGGATGCCGAAGCCGAGGAAGCGGAGGCGGATGCCGAAGCAGAAGACGCGGATGCCGAAGACGAGGACGAGGAGGCCGAAGACGAGGACGAGGAGGCCGAAGACGAGGACGAGGAAGCCGAAGCCGAGGAAGCCGAGATTGAAGTGTCAGAAGTGAAAATCAAAGGAAAGACCTACTTCACGACTGACGCGGTAAATGGTATTATCTATGCGTGTGTTGATGAAGACGTCGGCGACGAAGTCGGTGTATTCAAAAATGGTGTAGCCGTTTTCAACAAGAGCAAGAAATAATATATATCTTCTGGGAGTAATATATACATTCCATTCCATTCATTCCATATGCTCGAAAAAATATGTTCACCCGCACTTCTTTATTTAGCCTTTTCAATGGTCCAAATCACTATTGATTTATTTCAAGGTGAATATGAGACATCCCTATTGAAATTCATTATTATGTTTATATTCACCGCCATATTAAATATTTTGTGTCTCAACGGATATACAAAACTGGTATGGTTTATCGTGATTATTCCTATTATTTTACTCACATACATCAGCAGTGTATTGTTTTATGTATTCGGAATCAACCCAGGGAAGACAAGTGTGCGCGTTCAAAAGCAGCAGCAGCAGCAGCAACAGCAACAGCAACCCGCTATTCCACCCCAATAACAACATAAAAGAATTTCGATATATGATATATACATAGAAATCCCACGCATTATGTTCTGTTTTCCGGAAGCAGACGAGACGTATATATCATATTTACAACCCGCGTCGCCGACGCCGACGCCTACCCCGCATACGATAAACGACTATATTCCAAAACCCATCGCACCTATGACCGACGCACAATTTTACTTTGCGCATTTCTCGATGTATATACTTTTTCCGTTGTTATATAGTATAATCGCCACCGGGAATTATAAAGCGGTAATGACGTTATGGAATTTCATCCAGTCGGGTATATTTGATATTGTCAGTGAAGTAAAGGACGTTTTGACTGATATCGTATATAGCGCATTGCGCGTATTCGGACAATACTCCTTTAGCACTTATACGGTAGTCAAAAATGGACGCGAGATTTATACAGCCTCGTCTATGTATTTCTTTTATCACACCGATGTGAACTCCGTATACAAGATTGACCGCGCCAAATACAATGTATGTAAATGGATTGACAAGCAATGCGCGTTATACAAACGACAGTATAACGGCGATGAAGCCGAACTCACCGATACACACAATGATATTTACGACTTCATTTTACACAAGGTAGATGATGAGCCCTATACACGTATTCATCGTGGCGATTTTTCGGCGCGGACGCATACATTGTCTATCAACCATTATCGCAAATTCGCGAAATCATATCAAATTGCCGATAAGGCGGAGATTACTGTTTGTCAGTCTGTAGCAGACGCCGATTGGCCCGCACCCGAGACATTTACAATCAATCTGAAAACACCGCACCATTTCTTCTTGGAGAAGAACGAGTTTCTCGACAAGTCATTTCTACAGTGGAAATTATACAATGAATGTGGGCGAAAGGATGTTGCCAGTTATATCGGAATGCCGTTTTCCAATTACAAGGTCACGATGTTTTATAGCGAATGTATGAAGGCGTCTCTTCCCAATGTGGTATTTCAGTTAAATGATAGCCATTCCGTTCTTATTGGAAGTCGGTATCTTGTAAAGGTAGACTCGGTTTTAAGGTGTCCTGTTTTGGAATCAGGCGAACATCCGGTGTTTGATATTGACACCACACTTTTCAGTTATTACTCGGATTCAGCGAGCGAAATCACGTCGGAGTCGTCTGATGCGGAGTCGTCAGAGTCGTCGGAGACCAAGGACGCGGACGCGGACACGGAGTCGTCGGAGACCAAGGACGCGGACGCGGACACGGAGTCGGAGGCCGCGGAGGAGCCGAAAGTAGACGACCCTGAATTTGAAATCATTGAAGGCGAAACGCCAACGCAGTGAATAAAGAGTATAAAAAAAAATTGATAGTATAATATACGGTGTGTATTATCCCATCCACATCATTTACGGAAATTCTTCGTTCCTCATTATTCGTTCGACCTTATACTACAAACAATGACAACAATCGCCGAGTCTACTGTGGCTCCCGAAGCCGCGGCACCATTTCACAAATTGTCGCATCGCTGGACTCTATGGGCGCATCTCCCCCATGATACGAATTGGGCTGCGTCGAGTTATAAGAAAATCTACGAGTTTGACACCGCTGAACAAGCCATCGCTATATTCGAAGTCCTGCCACCCAAGCTCGTTATGAACTGTATGTTGTTTCTGATGCGGTCGGGTATCGTCCCGATGTGGGAAGACGCGCAAAACCGAAACGGCGGTTGCTTCTCGTATAAGGTCGCAAATAAAGAGGTAAATAGTGCGTGGAAACAATTGTCATATGTGACGGTTGGAGAGACGATTTCTACCAATATGAACGTGATTCCGATTGTGAACGGAATCACCATTTCACCGAAGAAGAATTTCTGTATTATCAAAATCTGGATGGCGAATTGTAATTTCCAAAATGCGGGGATTATCCGCGAATTGGAGGGAATTACGGCACACGGGTGCTTGTTTAAGAAGCATACGCCGGAGTACTAACCGCTCCCCCGCTCATCGCTCCGCCCGCTACGCGGCTCTGCGATTCCGTTCCTCCGCTGCTTCGCCAGTGGATTTTGGGGTTTGGGTTTTACAGTGTTTGGGTTTACAAATAATAACGCGATTGATACACAATGCTTTATTATTTTATTTTTGTTATGATGCCGATTAGAGCGGCGAAGCAGCGGAGGAACGGAATCGCAGAGCCGCGCAGCGGCGGAGCGATGGAGAGGGGGAGCGCACGGAGCGATGGAGAGGGGGAGCGGGGGGAGCGGGGGGGAGCTTAGTTCACCCACCCGTGGTCCCGTATATAATTCGGCGCGCGACAATCCATTATATTCATACCATTCGAATCAGAAATATAGCACGTGCTTATTTTAGGTGGGTCGCGAATTGCCTCTTGAAACAGATATATAACCTCCGGTTCACCTTCCGGTAAATCAATACAAATATCGATGATAAAACCGCCGTCTTCTTGCGCGCCCGCCGCGTCCGGTTTCGTCTCAAAGACCAGATGATGGTTCTCTATTTTCATTTTGTATTTGTCACGATTCGCGAGAACCCATTTGTTTCGCGTATTTGGACTGATTGACACCGTATATCCCACAAAAAAATCTGGAAAATAATGAAGAGGAATGTTGTCGTCGTGGATGGAATGGACGTGTATCGGGATACGTATTTGACGCAGAGTGTAATGCGTATAAGGTTGAAGTGAACCAGGAATATCACTCGGCAGCCCTCCCGCCGCTGCCGCCGCTACTGCCGCAGCACGCACATTATACAATATAAAATGATACATATCCGTTGTAGGGCCGTTATCTATATTCAGATACGGTTTATTGTATAGAAATGAAACCAGGAATCCTAATAGGAGGGGACTTCTCGCCTGGGTATGGACCATAAATGCCTGAAATACGCTGGCGTTTCCCATACTTAAACACGAGTAGAATGTAGGCGCGGGCACGGAGGCGGACGCTGACGCGGACGCAGTAATTTGCGATAACGACCGAAATGGAACCAAATCAATATCAGCATAGACTCCACCGTTGACATATAATTTACATAATCGCCACAAGTCAGCTTTATACATTCCACGAGGGATATGTAAGAAGAGCCGCGATAACGTTCGATTGAATTCTGTATCAATGAACTTAATACAATTCACATCCAAACTAAAATCAATTGTATAATCTGGATTTAGTTCGCGCCACCGATTCAACACAGTGGGCGGTAAAACCGAATGGTATGTCGTATATATTGTTTTATTCATTGTTTCTTCGATATTATCAGAGAAACATAAACATAATAATATATTCGTTTTATTTACTATTTATGAGCTCGGCAACGGCGACAAGCACAATTTAATCGTCCCCAGTGACGCAACATAATACTTCACCACCAGCGGCATATCATTATCCAGATACATCTCAATCTGATTACACAAGTTGGTACACTTGATGAAATATCCGAGGTTCTTTAGCGAGAACTCCCCCTGAATAATCTTCCCCGCGTCCTTCTTATGAAGAAACTCCATACTCCCGTCCGACTCCACGCGCCTCACCTCCGCCGTCGCGAACTGACCTGAGCACCGGAATATCAGCTCATTCCCCACCGATTTAATCTCCAGCTTCTCCGAAATACACGAGAGGTCGCGGATAATCTTCTGGAAATCGCATGATGGGAGGTTAATGACGCTAGAAAACGCGACCTGGGGCTCCACCAAGTCCTCGGGGTCGGGCTCGATAAGCCGGAGTTTCTGCGTCTTACACTGCTTGATATCGCCATTCTCGAATTTCAGACCCAGATACGAAACCACGCCATCATTGTAGTCCTTCTTCTCAATATAGATTGTAAGTGTGTCGTCATTGTCAATCGAATTAATGAGTTTAAACAGGTGGAACATATTCACGCCGATGATGATTTTGTCAAGCGCGCATTCATAGAGTTCAAAGTTCACGGCTTCCAGAAACATATGCGCCAACATCGTGTGCGATTTATCCATATTGATGATGCGAATCCCGTCCTTCTGGAATGTGATATTCGTCTCAATGAGGATTTCCTTTAGCGCGCACATCAGGGTTCGCACAGGGGCGATTTGGACGGTTTTAATGACGAGGACATTGTCGGAAGCGGAGGCGGAGCCGGAGCCGTAGGCATCTGAAGCGACGGCGGCGGCGCCTCCTCCTCCTCCGGATTGGGTTTGGGCGTGTGCGTTTGAATTACTCATAATCGTTATACATTCTGACTTAGAAATCTTTATATCTATTTATGCGTATAGTATAATGAAGATACGCTGAAAATACAAAATGATTCATACTCGTAAAAAAAGAACACGGATACGAACGCGAACGACGCATACGAGACGAAGAAGAGCGCACGAAAAGAAATCCGCCGACGCCGGCTGGATTCGCGTGAGTGTCCGCGGCGCCCCCTATGAACGCGGCATTTCCCACGGAAAGCAAATCCTCGCCGCCGACCCCACAATATTCACGCGGATGTTCTCCACGTATGATTTCCTCTTTCGGCAAGGATATGGACGCGATATTGAATTCTTCTACGGTCTCTGCGACGATTTCTACCTCCCCATCATCAAGCGCCGCTTCCCGAAGATATTCCGAGAGATGGAAGGGATTGCGGCAGGGGCCGGTCTAAATGTGCGCCAGGTCATCCTCGTGAACGTTTATATGTCGCTTCCCTACTTCTACGCGCACTTACTGCGGTATATTGATACGCCGAAATACCGCGGGAAGTATGCGGACGTCATCCGCGACGAACTCGCCATCGCCGCCAACCCCGCCGCCCTCTCCGCCCGCGCCGCGCGATTGGACGAATTCAAGGACCGGTGTTCGCTGATTATGGCCGTCGGCCCGGGGTGGACGAAAGACGGCGGGATTGTATGCGGGCACTCCTCCTTTAGCAATTTCCTGGACGCCCAGTTTTGTAATGTGATTTTACGAATTGAGCCGGAGGCGGGGGATGGGGTCGCAATGGTGATGCAGAGTATGCCTGGTGGTGTATGGAGTATGACCGACTTCTTCGTGACAGGCGCAGGAATCGTGGGGAGCGAGACGACCATTCGCGGATTCAATGCTTTTAGGCTGCGCGACCCCATTTGCTGCCGCATCCGCGAATGTATGCAATACGGGAAGACTTTAGAAGAATATGCCGAGAGATTACAGAAACGGAACTCGGGGGATTATGCGTGTTCGTGGATGTTCGGGGACGTCCGTGGCAAGCCACGTATTATGCGGGTTGAACTCGGGCTGAATTATGTGAATGTAGAAACGACACGCGACGGGTTCTTCGCGGGGTTCAATTCAACCTATGACGAGAGAATTCGGAATATAGAATGCTCAGGGGCGTTGTCGTCCACCGCATCGACGGGCGCCTCGGGAACGGGGATGATTGACGCGGGCGACGGGTTCCGCGACATCGCGTCCAGTATCGGGAATCGCCGGGTCCAATTGGAGAAACTGGCGGAGAAGTATCGCGGGAGGCTGGATACGGCGGTCGTGAAACGTATTCTCGCGGACCATTATGACAATTATTTAGGAAAAACGGCGCCGAATTCGCGGACGATTTGTAAACACGGATACAGCGACGGGGGCTCCGGCTCCGCCTCCGCTCCCTATAAACCCGTAGGTGCCTATGACACGAAAGTCGCGGATAGTGCGTCCATTCGCCGGATGTCGTTTTTGGCGCATTGGGGGCCGCCGTGCGGGACGCCGTTTTTAGTGAAGGAACATATGAAGAAACACACGGAGTGGAAAGACTGGGCGGAATATTTAGCGGATTTTCCGCGGAGGGGGTGGGTGGAGGTTTGAATTATGGGGGGGATATTAAATGTAATCATATTATATAGTAAAAATGTCTTTTGCTCAAGAAATTGAATTTAAAGAAAACTTCGCTAGGTTCCAAAACTCGTTATATGATAACGCAGATTTCCATAGTTATAAAAATACATGGGAAGCGATGAGTGATGATAATAAAAAAAAGATTCATAAGTGGGTTTATGATACTAATCAGGATTCTGAACTAAATATTGATGATATTACTGTTCCAGAACAATTTATTACGTTTTTAACTTCTATAAAAAACCAAAATAGTAGTAGTGCCGGTTCCCGTCGCCGTCGCCGTTCTCTCCCAAAATCATCGCGCAAATACAAGAAATCCGCCAAGCGCGTATTTAGGAAGAAATCGCGTTCCACTCGCAGGCGTTGAAAAATGTGAAGAATTGATTCTCAATATTGGAAGAATAAAATATTGAGAATATGTATAAGAGACGATAAGAAATGTCGAAGGAAGGACTACAACAAATTAATGAGGGACTGGCTACTGTAATTAAATCTTTGCCTGAGTCTAACGCATCCGCACCCGCACCCGCACCCGCACCCACACCCGCACCCCCAGGCGAAACCCCACCCACACCCGCACCCCCAGGCGAAACCCCACCCGCACCCCCAGGCGAAACCCAACCCGTACCCGTATCCGAAACCCAACCCGCAGCCGAAGGCGCAGACAAAGTCGGCGGCCGTCGTTCCAAGCGCCGCCGCCAAAAGAAGTCGTCCAAGAAGTCCAAGAAGGGCGGTCGTTCTCGCAAGAATTGCTGCTCCAAGAACCGTCGCAAGCATTCGCGCAGGCGCTAAATCGGTGATTCCATTATTTTTTCCGCAATCTAGCAAAAATAATGGGTTTGTTAACGCCGACGGTGACGGGTGCGGCGGGTGTGACGGGTGGTGCGTTTGGCGGAAGAGCGGTGGGTGCGGGTGCGGTTAGATTTGCTTCCGCGACCTCCTTTCCAAGGTTTCACCTGATGCGGGGAACGTCCAGGATGATAAAAATCACGTGAATGTTCGGTATTTTTTCTATAACAGTTAGAACCGTGTTCACATATTGGTTTATCTGTTGATTGTGGGTTATTTGGTCTACGGCTGACTACCGAAGGTGGCGGGTTCCGGATACTACTTGTGGGTTTTGTTATCGAGCTTTTTACTCCTGGAGGACTCGGCTGAACAATAACTTGCCTTGCTTTATATCTTTCAATTATAACTTTTTCAATTTCACTTCTTACGTTCATTGTTGGTTCAACTGTTGATTGTGATGATTCGATTTCCATAACCGTACCAGTAATTCCTTCACATAATTGACCAATTATGTGAGATATTGATATATTTCCTGTAAATGTAACACCACAATATTTGTAAATAGCTAATATTTGCTGAAAAATATCATTTGTTGTTTGTTCTGTTGTAATCATAAAAAAGTTGTTCGTTTCTTGAGCAATATTTAAAACGGATTCTTGGTCGGATTGCCTTGCCAATGTTCCTAAACAAGATATTTTGTACATAACTATATCACGCGTTAGCGTATCACTCATTCGCGTATCCCTAATTTGTGTAGCAACAAATAACAAAAACTCTAAAAATAATTTACTTGGTATAAATTCAATCCTGTATGATTCTTTTACGATTCTTTTAATTTCTTCAATTGGTTCATTTTTATCATCAAAATCTTTAGAACCATCCATTTTTAGCCATTTACTTTTTGAATAAAAAATAGGCTTCAATTGGTCTAATAGGCGTGTAATTCTAGTAGGTTTAGCCCAACTCACTTTTGTATGTATATATTCAGTACTTTTTAGAACTTTTGCCCATATTTGTCCACATTTAAACGTCATCAAATCAAATAATTTTTTGAATAGTTCATTTTTGTGGGTTTCTGATAAACTCAATTTAAACTGATATATAGCAGAATTAATTTCTCGTACGAAATCATTATAAGCAGCTTCTGCCATTAACACCGTTTACCCGCCAAACAATAATAAAACTATATATATTCATAGTATTAAATGTCATCAACCAATCCCGCTCCCGCTTCCCTCCCCGACACCATCGCCATTCTCTCGGAGATATGGAATACAAACGCGGCCATCCCCGGCAACGAGTATATCCTTGAACGAATCCACGCCTACGTGAAGACCCAGCTCCCGCAATCCATCAAAAACTACCAGACCGCGCACGCCGAACGAGAAACCCGGAAGAAATCTCTCGCGGTCGTAGCGGACGAAATCACGGAGACCTTCCTAAACCGAACGAAATATTTCTATTGTCCGGCGTCGGAGTTGTATTTCACGTATAACAACCAGGTTCGGTATTCGTTGATACACGAGGATGAGATTCATCACCGCATTCTTACCGACATTACAGCAAGCACCACCAACGTAAATCCGAATAACTCGGTCACCGCGTGGAAATACAAAATCAAGAATCGTATTATCAAGAGTATCCAATCTCGCGATATTCTCTCATCCATCCCAGAATCACGAACCATCCAAAATGTCATCGGCTATATTCATCCAGCACTCTTCACTACACGTGACCACGCCAAGTATTTTCTAACAATACTCGGTGATGTTCTTCTTAAAAAGACCGCACCCCTCATCTATTTCGTCCCTATCAACGCAAAAGGGTTTATTAAAGACCTTGGTAGTGAATGTTATGGTCTATTCGGGTCGTTTGCTACTACATATACTACCGCGTTCAAGTTCAAATATTACGAGCATCAATATAAGGATTGCCGGATTGTTGACATTCGTGTTCCCTTTGTGACAACGGCGGTGCCGACATCGGCGACATCTTCACGAAACACCAGTATACGTCTCTCGCATATGCCCGATTTGAAATCCGCCGTCATTGACTTATTCTGTGTTGCCGCGCATTATTCGCACCGGTTCGGGAGTGCGGACGGGTTTTTAGAACATCATTGTAAGACGCCGGCGGTCGCATCTCACGCGCTGTATTTGCGCGACCGCACCGACCCTCAAATCATCAGCGAGTTTGTAGAATATGCGACGGAGCCCGCATCCGCCGACCA